GCATGGCCTGGGCCTGCCCCAGCGTGGCCGATGCCAGGGCATCACCCACCGGCTTGATGCTGTCGGCGAACTCCTTGGCCGACCGCTTGGCCTCGTCACCCCCACGCTTGAACACGAGGAAGGCAGCGCCGGCAGCCAGCAGGGCAACCACCAGGCCCACGGGGCTGGCGATCACAGCAGCCACCGCAGCGACACCACCCGCGAATAGGGTGAGGAAGGGCAGCAGGGCACCCACCGCCGTGATGATGTTGCCGATGATGAAGATGATGGGGCCGAGCACCACACCCAGGGTGGCGACGGCCACGAAGGCGACCTTGACGGGGCCGGGCAGGCTGCCGAACGCCTCGGCCAAGAACCCCACGGCCGACAGCAGGGGCTTCATGGCCTTCAGCACATCGGCCAGGGCAGGTGCCAGCTCGTCGCCCAGCGCGATGGCCACCGCCTCGGCCTGTGCCTTCAGCTCGGCGAACGACTGCGCCGGCGTATCCTTCACCCGCTGGAAGGCCTCGTCCAGGATGCCCACGCTGTTCTGGATGTCGGAGAGGATCTGGTTGAAGGCATCGCCCTGTGCGCCGGCCGTGCCGAGCACACCCGACAGCGCCCGCACGTTGGGTATCACTTGGGCCAGGGCTGCCGTGTTGCCTTGGAACCTTTCTACCAGCTCGGTGAGGGTAGCCGTGAGCCCCTTGCTCTTGATGCTGTTGCGCAGGAACTCGACCGATATGCCCGCTTCCTTCAGCGCCTTGCTGGCCCCTGCAGTGGGCTTGAGCACCGAGTTGAGGATGCCGCGCAGGGCCGTCATCGACTCCTCGGCCGACACGCCCAGGCGGGTGAAGGTGGCGACGAAGGCGCCTACCTCCTCAAAGCTGACGCCCACCTGGGCAGCGATGCCGATCACCCGCCCCAGGCTGCCCGCCAGTTCCCGCGCCTCCAGGGCGCCAGCCCGCACCGTGGCCACCATGATCTCGGTGGCCCGAGCTGCGTTCAGTGTCTCGGAGCCATAGGCCTGCATGGCCGCCGTGACGGCCTTGGCAACGTCGGCAGTGTCACCCAGCCCAACGGCCGAGGCCTTGGCCGCCTGCTCGACAATGGACAGGGCTTCGGCACCGCGCGCCCCAGCCGAGGTGACGAAGAACATGGCGCGGGCCAGCTCGCGCGGCCCCTTGCCCACCGCCGGCCCGAGCTGCAGCAGTTCCTTGCGCCAATCATTCACCTGGTCGGCGGCCACGCCCACCAGGGTTTCTATCTTGGTCATCTCGCGGTCGAAATCGACGCCCATCTTGATTGCGGCGCCGCCCACGAGTAGCAGGGGCAGGGTGAGGCCAGTGGTCAGCCGCGCACCTGTCGCGGCCATCCTCTGGCCAGCTTTCTGTAGGCTCGCCCCAGCCCGGTCTAGGCTGGCCTGGAGGCCTCTAGCATCGCCAGTGAGGATGACACGGATGGTGCCGGCGTTCACCGCCATGGGCTGGCCCCTAGTGAACCTGGTCCCACCGCTTGGTCAGCAGGTGGTCCTGCATGGCGGGGTGAAGGTCGCTGGTGCGGTGCAGCTTGCGGCCCAGCAGCCGGTCGGCGCTGATGGGCTTGCCCACCAGGTGCGAGCATATCCAGGCGGCGTGCACCGCCATGTCCTCGTATGCCTGGCGCCGTCGCTCCTGCCAGCCCTCGATCATCCAGCGCAGCTCGCGCGGGGTGGTGTGCCAGAACTGCTCGGCCGTCATGCCGAGCACGCCCAGGGCCACCTTGCGGTCCTGCTCGATGAGGCGGGCTAGGCTGCGGTCGTCTCCGCGCGTGGCTGGGCTGGTGTAGGGTGTGCATCCTCGCCCTCGTCTGCCTGTTCCTCGTCGTCCACCTCTACCTGCAGCACCCCCATGCCTTGGAGCACCAGCAGCGCGTTGTTGGCCAGCTCGGCGAAGCCCATGCCTTGGTCCAGGGCCTCTTGGATGATGCGCCCAGCTCGGATGGGGTTCATGCCCTTCTCCGTCGAGCGCAGGGCGTGGAAGTAGAAGGTGCGCAGGGCGCCGAAGTTGAAGTCACCCTCGCCGATCATCAGCAGTGACTTCACGATGCCGTACCGCTGCGGGTTGGTTTCCCGCACCGCATCGTCCAGGGCGCTGAGGTCGTTGTAGTCCAGCCGCAGCTCGCGCGGCCTATCCAGGTTGAGCATGATGGTACGTGACATGGTTGCGCGACCTTTCGTTGTGGGTGCCGGGGGCCAGCCCATCGTGGCCGGCCCGCGCTCAGAGGCAGCTAGGGCGCAGCCCCCAGCACCCGCCTCTCCGTGTGCTGCTGGCCTACGTCTGCGCGGCCAGCGTGAGCGCTGCGAGCGCGATGCCCTCCAGGTCTACGGCGAAGGCATCGTCCACTGCCCCCTCCAGGTTGTAGGCCGTTATCTGCGACTGCCCCAGGAACTCGGGCAGGCCCACGCCGGTGCCCTCGGGGCGCACTCGCAGGTAGATGGCGGTGCGGCCGGTGATGGCCGAGAACACATCGGTCTGCGCCGTGTCGGCCTCGATGTAGAAGCCGCTGGCCGTCCACCGCCAGTCACTGAGGCTGATGACCCGCTCGCGCCAGCCAGCGGTGTCAAAGCTGGTGACATCGATGCTCTCGCCCGACACCTCGACCCGCACGTTGCGCATCTCGGCGATGGTGTTGTAAACGATGTCATCGGTGCTGATCTGGACCAGCGCACCGAATGCTGCTATGGCGTTGCTCATGGTCTACCCTCCCCCTCGGTGGGCCAGTGTTAGGCGATCCGCAGCGCGGCCAGCGTCACGGCCGTGTCGGTGTCCAGGTTGATGTGGAGCAGGCCCCCAGCCTGGTTCCACCAGGCCGGCTTGAACGGCCCGAAGATGGCGAGGTCGCCAGCCACCACAGACTGCACGATGTCCTGGAAGCGCCCCGCGAAGTCGGCCACCGACACGATGGTGATCTCGTGTGGGCCGGCGTCGGCGTTGTTCACCAGCAGCAGCACCTTGCCGTTGTTGGCCAGCTCGTGGTTGTTGGCCGCGTCAGCGGCGCTCATGGTGATGTCGGCGATGTGCCCCTCGCTGGGGATGTCCTGTAGCGCAATCACGGTGCGTGCCATGTCTAGCCCTCCATCCTTGCGATGGCCTCAACCAGCTCGGCCTTCCTCAGTTTGCCTGCCCCCTTGATGCCCAGGCCCTTGGCCCGCTCGCGCAGCTCGCCCACGGGCAGCTTGCGGATGGAGCAGGCAGGGACGCTGAACCGCATGTGCATGGCGAAGGCCGAGTAGGCCTTCAGCCCTTCGAACACCTCGCCGCACTCGCTGCAGCTGGGCGGGTGCCCGTCCTCGTAGGCCAGCTGTCCGTCCACCCAATGCTGCCCCAGCTCGTCGGGCACGATGTACAGGCCACCAGCACCGTGTGGGATGTCGATGCCGGTATCCGTTCGCATGGCGCCCTTGCACATATAGACCCGCATCAGCTTCGGCTCCTCATCGTGCGGTAGTTGGTGGCCACCAGTGGCCGCTCGGACTCGTCATAGGCGATGGTGAAGGGCGAGCCCACGGCCAGGATGCCGATGTAGGCCTTGCCGCCGGCCGAGCCGATGAAGCGGTGCAGCTCGCCCAGGATCTCGTCAGCCTTGGCCCTCGCCCCCGTGATGCCATCCACCGCCCCACGCACGAGCACCTGGAAGCTGGGGCGCTCCATGTCGCCGCCGGCCTCGGGCGCCTCGCCCGAGGTGCCCGTCACCAGCACCATCTGGTCCTGGCTCTCGGTCAGCCGGCCGGTGCGTGCCACCCAGCCAGTGGCCCCACCCGTCACCACCTGGTCGTCCAGGTGCTGGGCGATCTCGTCGGCCAGCATCAGCCCCTACGCTCCAGGGCCGCGCGCACCCGCCGCGCGATCCTCACATCCATGCCCTGCGCCGCCTCCATGGCTGGCTGCTCGATGTACTTCCACTGCCCCACCGTGTGGCGTGCCTTCGGGTTCTCGTGAACGATGACGGCATAGGGCGCCGAGCTGCCGCCGAAGGACAGCGTGATGCGGGGGCTCGCATTCAGCGGGCTCACATCACGCACCCGCCCCGAACTCTTGAGGTTGCCAAAGTCCACGGGCACGAAATCCTTCTTGCTGCGCAGCATGATGGCCTCGCCCTCGGCACGGAACGCCTGGCGGTAGGCCTTGAGCCCTCGCCGGCCCAGGTTGCGCAGGGCAGCCTGTGTCTCGGGTATGCCGATCACGATCACGCCCATCAGTCGCTCCACTCCAGCTCGTTGCCGCCCACGGGCCTGCCAGCCCCTGGTATGGGCACTGCCATCACCAGCCCCCGTGCCGCTGGCTCGCAGTCCACGCAGAAGTGCCAGTAGCGCACCGTGCCCTTCTGGTCCTTCTCGCTCGCCTTGCGCACCGGCACGCCATCGGTGCCGCACATGCTGCAGGTGCCCAGGCGCATCGCCTCGTCGCTCAAAAGAAGACGCGCGTGTGGCTGATGGCCCCCAGCTCGTCGGGGTGCTGCGAGTACGCCAGCACCGGCAGCTGCTCGCCGCTTGGCACGGTCCAGCGATCCCGAGCACCCACCGCAACCTCGCCGTCCATGAGCAGGTTGCTGGTTGATGTCGCCTCCTCGCCCGTCAGTGTCCGCACCACCATGGTCTTGTGCACGTACCTGCACACGTGCACCACGGGCGCCCCGTAGCTGGGCGAGCTGTCCCTGGCCTCGCCCGCCACCGCCTCCTGCGTGGCCTGCTGCTGCAGCCACTCGCGCAGCTCGGCATCCATCAGAGCCCCAGCCTGTAGCGGCGCAGCGTGGCCACGGTGCTCGGTGGCATCACCTCGACCACCGAGGTGGCAGGGGCTGCCCCACCGGCCGCCGTGTCGTACTCGATGCGCAGCCCGTCGATGGCCTTGGACTTCACGGCCCCCACCGAGGTGGTGATGCCCGTCTGCGGCCCCTTGCCCCCGTACATGGCCTTCACGAAGTCGATGATGGCCCGCTCCACATCGTGGGGCAGGGTGCGCCCCACCTCGCCGGGCAGCAGCCAGCCGGCGGTATACTGCACCACGTACTTGGGGAACTCCTCGCCTGGTAGCGGCTGCCCGCCCCCCAGGGTGCGCTGCTGGAACACATGCCACTCCCAGCCCAGCTCGCGGTACAGCTCGCCCGCCTCGGCGTCCTCGATGCGGTGGTCGGTCAGCACCACCCCATCCAGGGTGACGGACTCGACAGATACCACGGGGCGCTCGGCGAGCTGCAGCAGCAGGCTGCCCTCGCTGCGCACATCCTCGGTGTACTGCTGCCGGCTGAACTGGCGGCTGCAGAAGCTGCGGGCCTCGTCGCTGGCCCGTTGGACCAGCTCGCGCAGGAAGGCATCGTTGTCCTTCTCGGTGATGCCCATGGCGCGCTTGAGTGCATCCAGCTCGGTGAGGTCTGTGCTGGCCGCCGGCGTATCCACCACCAGGCTCACTTGGCCACCCGCTCGCGCACCATCTTGTCCTGCCCTGGGCGCTTGATGGCCTTGGCCCTATCGGTGGCTGCCTGCTGCTGGCAGGCTGGCCTGTGGCACACGTAGCCGTGCCGAGCGATACCAGGGCCATCGGCGCTGCGGCAGTACATGCAGTGCACCGCGCCCTTGGCCACTAGCCCCCCTCGGCCGCGTCAGCGGCGCCTTCCTCCTCGGCCTCTACCACTGCCGCCAGGCGGATGTCAATGGCCGCCAGCACGCCCTTGCGGCCCCCAGGCCGGTGTGGGTCGGCCAGCTCGCCCCTGCGCAGCGCCAGCAGCACCTCGCGGTCGCCCACCTCGGCCACCATCGCGGCCACCTCGGCCACGGTGCGGGTGCGGGTGCTGGCATCTATGGGGCCGGGCTCGGTCAGCTCGGCCAGCTGCGCCTCGGCTGCCTCCTGGTCCTCCTTGGCCACATAGACGGCCAGGCCCTGCCCTACCAGCCAGGCGGCCTGGCCGGCTTGGAAGCCGGCCCTGTCGCCCGAGTAGTAGGGGGGCCAGTGGCTGGTGAACTTTACGGTCTTGGTCACAGCCCTAGACCGCAGGCAGTACGTCTGCCCCACCCAGCACGAGCATCATCGCCAGGTTGGCCACATCGGTGCCAACGGCCGACAGCGTGGGCGTGGCCTGGCCTCGGATGAAGCCACGGAACACTGCCACATCGCCGCCCACCTCGTCGGCGATGAGGTTGGCGTGCAGCTCGACCTCGCCCACGGCCCCTGTGACGACACCCGTTTCCAGGATGGCGGCCGTGAAGGCTGGGCCGAAGTCCTCGGCGTTGGCGCCCGCCGCATCGTCGGCGTGCTGCAGGTTGGCAGCGATGGTCAACGTCTCGGCCGACGCCAGCGTGGTGATGTAGCCCACGATGAGCTTGGCGCTGTGGAAGCTGCGCCCATCCACGAAGATGCCGTCCATCTCGACGGCATCACCGGCCCCGCCGGCCACTGCCTCGATGATGTCCTGGTAGCGCCCCGTGATGTAGGCGCCAATGTCTGTCTGCAAGGTCATCTGTCAGCCCTCCCAGGCTTGGTGTGGTAGTTGTCTGCGACCCTTGGGGGCGGGCCTCGCCGCCCCCAGCCTGCACCTCCAGTGCGCCTACGCTTAGGCGCCGTAGACCACGTTATTGAGCACCACCACGCTTTCCTCGTGGCGCACGATCAGATCGTGCTCGGTGATGGCGCGGATCACCGTCTGGTCCTGCGAGAACGAGGCGATGATGTTGGTGCCGTCGTGGTAGGCTGCCGTGTCGCTGGCATCCACCATCATCCCTTCCTGCTCGGCGATGATGACGTCGGCGAAATCGGAGAAGTAGATCTCCGTTTCGTCGTTGTCGGTGTCGCCCGAGAAGTCCAGGTTGCGGGGGATCTGCGTGCTCATGGCGAAGGGAAAGCCCCACAACGTCCCACCCCTCAACTCGTCGCGGTAGACCGCGTTGCCGTTGCCATCACGCAGCACGAACAGGAACCGCCAGGTGCGCGGCTCGATCAGCCAGCCGGGGTTGCGGATGGCCACATCGGCATCCAGCAGCTGCTGCACGCAGCGCCCCAGGTCCGTGTCCACCAGGTCGAGCGTCACCGAGCCCGGCGTGCTCGTGCCACTCAGCAGCTGGTTGGCCGGCGCTGCCCAGGACTTGAGGCCCTTGGGCTGGCCGCCGCTGCCATCGGCACGGATGAAGGCGAGGTCGGAGAGCTGCGCCAGCGCAGCCACCAGGTCGTCGCGCACGAACGTCTCGGCGCTGATGCTCGCCCTGCGGATCAGATCGTTCGACACCGGCGTCAGCACGGCCAGCTTCTTGGCCGTCGCCACGATCTGCCCCACCGTCTGCTGGCTCTTGGGCAGGTTCTGGTTCTCGCCGATGTACCCGCCGATGGCCCCCCCCGTCACCTTGGGGATGCGCAGGGTGCCAGTGGTCATGTTCAGCAGGCGCGGGTTCAGCTGGCGGAAGGCCGAGGCCGGCCGCAGCAGCTCGATCAGCTCGGCGCTGATCTCGTCGGGCACCAGGAAGCCACCCGACTCCGCATCCTGGGCCGACAGCGCCTTGGCCATGCTGGCCACCACGGTGCTGTCGTCCCCATACCGCTTCTTCCCGAGCGACAGCGCCTTCTCGGGGTCGTTGCGAGCCGCTGCCAGGCAGCCCACAAAGCGCGCGAAGTTGAGCCCGCGCGGGTCCTCGGCCTTGGGATGGCCCATCTTCAGCAGCTGGGCCAGGGCCAAGTTCGGGTCCATGGCCAGCTCGCCGCCCTTGGATGGCGCCCCACCGTTGGAGCCCTCGGCCGCCGCCTTGCGCGCCTCCTCCATCTTCTTGAACCGCTCGTCCACGGCCTCGGCCACCATGGGGCCAGCCGCCTCGCGGATGCGCTCCTGCATCGTTGCCTTCTGCTCGTCGGTCAGTGGCATGGTTCGGTCCTCCTGTGTTGCGCTGTGGGCTACTCGGGCAGCCTGCCGGTCAACTTGACCAGCTGCTGCTGCACCGCGTCATCCGCAGCCCCAGCGAGGGCCACGCTGACCATCTCTTTCAGTTCCTCGTCGGTCACGCCCAGGTTGTCGGGCGCTTGCTCGTCCAGCCCCAGCCACTCCACCAGCTCGTCGGCCTCGGGCACAGGTGCCTTCCAATCCACGCCCCACCGCTCGGCAGCTCGCACCGCCTCGTCCACCCCACTGGTGGTGGCCAACAGGTCGAGCATGCGCAGCTGTACCTGCATCAGCCGCTCGTGGGTGTCCTTCAGATCCGTGGGCTCGGGGGGTGGCGGCGGTGAGGTGCCGCCCTCGCCCCCGACCAGTGGCTGTGGACTTGCCACCTGGGCGTAGTCCGCGCCCACGGCCTTGCAC